TAAACGCCTTGAGAACTTAAAAGATAACAATGGTCAAATCACTACTGGTTGGAAAGACTTAGATAATAAACTTTACGGCGGTATTAATCGTGGCGAAGTAACTATCTTTGCTGGTGGTTCTGGTTCTGGTAAATCATTGTTCATGCAGAACATGACATTGAACTGGGCATTAGCAGGAATGAATACAGTTTATGTTACCTTGGAATTATCAGAAGATTTATCAGCAATGCGTATTGATGCAATGGCAACTGACCGTGGTACTAAACGTATCTTTAAAGAACTTGATGATGTTGAATTACAAGTTAAGACACTTGGCAAGAAAGCCGGAATGCTTAGAATCAAGTATATGGCATCTGGTTCAACAATTAATGATATAAGAGCCTATCTAAAAGAACTTCAAATAGTAACAGGTAAAACTGTTGATTGTTTATGTATAGATTATCTAGACCTTTTAATGCCAGCAACAAGAAAAGTTGATCCTGGTGATATGTTTATCAAAGACAAGTATGTTACAGAAGAAATTCGTAACTTCGCTATGGAATCAGAAAGAGTAGTTGTGACAGCATCACAGTTGAATCGTTCAGCAGTAGAAGAAATTGAGTTTGACCACTCACATATTGCTGGCGGTATCTCTAAGATTCAAACGGCGGATAACGTAATTGGTATCTTTACAAGTAATGCAATGAGAGAACGTGGACAATATCAATTGCAACTATTGAAAACTCGTAGTTCAAGTGGTGTTGGTTCTAAAGTAAATCTCGTATTTGATAGAGATAGTTTGCGAATTAGTGATTCAGACCTAGCCGATGATGATTTAGCAGTTGGAACTCAAGATTCTCAAACTTCAAAAGTAATAGATTCTCTGAAAAGAAAAACTACAGTCACCGATACTGTTGAAGACTCTGCTATACCACCCGAAAAGACTGGTTCAGCAATGAGTTTGAGAGCCATGGTAAAGTCAAAAAAAGCGACACCATTTGATGATAATTGATAAATACTGTAATGGAAAAAGACATGAATAAACCACGTAGAAGTCTATTTGAAGAATTAAATTCAATGGCAATCTCATCAAATGAACCAGAACGTTTTGTCGAACAAAAAGGCGAACATATAATCTCTGGCGCATTAAACTTGATTGAGTTCATAGAACGAGAGTTCGCTGAAGATGTTGCTACAGATTTGACAAAGCGTTTTATTAACAGCATTCGTACAGGAGACATGAGAAAGTTCAAGCGAGGAATTACTCATGCAAAGAAAAAAGATGACATTTGAAGAACAAATAAAAGAATTAAAAGTCCTTTCGGGTATCTATAAGCCATATAAGGTAGAAGATGTCCAGCAGGAAAATATTTCTTATGTTGGAACTGCAAAGTCTAAACATCAGAAGAAGAATAACATTAAGCCTGGAACAGATGAATGGTTTAGATTATGGTTTGCTCGTCCTCATTTAACGGGTGAAGATCCATACGGGAAGAAATGATATGAAGATTAGAGATATATTAGGTGCAGGTTTAGAACGAAGATTTAGAGGACCAAGAAAACCTCGCAATAAGCAAATTGGATTTCATAACAGATTAAAGAATCTCACTGATGATATAAAACCAAAAGAAAGTGCTAGAATTCAGCATATAGAAGACCTTATTCTAGGTCTTGACGGTGATAAAGGTACTGCAGGTGGTCAGAAAGCAATTGCCGCATTACACCAAATAGAAACTTCGCCATCATCTATCAGTATCAAATGGGATGGCTCACCAGCCGTTATCTTTGGTCGTAATGAAAATGGTGAATTTGTACTTACAGATAAAAGTGGATTTGGTGCAAAAGGCTATGATGGTAGAGTAACAAGTGCAGATGCTTTAGGCGACATGTTCAATAATCGTAAAGTAAAAGACGCTACTCCAGAAAAAGTTGCAGACAAAGGTAAATTTGTTCAGAATATGAAGACTGCATGGGACAAAGTAGAGAGTGTTATTCCTGACGACTTCAGAGGATACTTACACGGTGACTTATTATGGTTCACAACTCCACAAGCAAAAGACGGTAGACTTATATTCAAACCAAATGTAACTACGTATTCAGTAGACTCTAATAGTGATATTGGTAAAAAGATAATTAACTTTGATGTCGGTATTGTAGTGCATGTAGTGATTGACTTAGAAGGAAATAAAAGCAAAGTAGATATGGGACAACTTAGAGCAGGCAAAACATGGATTATGCCTCCTGTATATGTTACTAAATCTCCTGGTGTTGACATTCCAGAAGTAGACAGATTAGAAAGTTACTTAAAATCAAATGCTACTGCAATTGATACATTATTGGCAGTTCCGCCAGAGCAAAAAATGGCAGACTTTGGTAATATTCTTTACACTTATATTAATAATAGTGTGAAAGCAGGAAACCTAGACAAACTAGGAAAGAATTTCAGTGAATGGGTAGACTCATCAAAACTAAGTGGACCTAAGAAAGAACGAGTAGTAGCATGGGTTGAACAAAATAGTAATGGATTTGAAGCAATCTTTCAATTCATTAATGGTGTTATGACTACAAAGAACAAGATTATTAAAACGTTAGATTCTCAACCAGCAGACATAGAAGCCAGTACAAATGGCGAGAAAGGTGGAGAAGGTTACGTAATAGACAAAGACGTGAAACTGGTAAACAGAGCAGGATTCACAGCGGCAAACATGAGGCAAGAGAGATAATTTTTTAACTACTAATAATAATACCATGGGTAAAAGAACAATACCACACACTGTACCAAGAAAAAAAGGTGCTAGACCAATTAAGAAAGATATGAGCCATAGCACTCATACAACAAAAAGACACCCAAATAGTAAAAGAGTTACAAGCGGTGCCCAAAAGTAAGATAAATACAAGTAATATGTAAGAAAAGGAATAATGATGTTTAGCAAGAAATGTAAATTGCATTTGGAAGAGGCAGACATGACACGCTGGCAGCATTTTAAACATGCAATTGGTATTGCTGTTCGTATGGAAATGGCAGTAGGCGCAGTATTTTTACATGCATTTGCACCTAGATATTTTAAAACATATGCAAGTGATATATGTAAGGAAATAGTAAAAGAGAAATAAAATGGCAAAATTAAAACTTGTAAATACTTTATCTGAAAGTAGATTGTTTAGAACAAAAAAGATGGCTGGCGATGTCAATATAGATGACGCCGCTGAATTAGTTTTTGTTCACTTTCTTATATTGAATATATTTAATAAAGATTATGATTTCGCCCCATTGGCAGGTGATATAGCAAAGCGTACTATGGTTTATAGAAACTTTGACTATTTTAGAACAAATGGAACGGATATGTATATGGCTCTCAATCGTTTGATGGGCAAAGATAACGATATTGGTGACAATGAAAAAGATGAAATAGCAAAAGGTAGACTTTCATTACAGAAAGCAGATATCCTGAGATTTTTACTTCATTATTCTACTAATAAGAGTGATGCATCATTCGAATCAAGATATTTACTAAGATACCAAAGAAATCTTAACATCCAAGATGGTATGTTAAAATCAATTCGTAGACTAGTAGGAGATTGGGACAATTTAAGTCAAAATCAAAAAGCACTAGTTGTCACACGATTAGTTCAATATATGCGTAGAAAGGCAAGACTTGCAGAGATAATGCCTGCTCTTTTGAAACTACAGAAACGTGGCAATTATATGCACAAAGATAGTAAGACTGCTAAAGAAACAGTTAAATCAATCTGGGATAAGCCAATCGTCAAAGCCGCTGGAGCATATGCCGCCTATAGAGGCGCTAAAGCAATAGGAAACAAACTGGGACAAACACATATGTCACAGATAGAAAACTTCGCACAGACCAATAAAACTCGTTAACATTCATCTTTATTTCCTACATTATTTGATAAATAAGAGTGTAAGGGTAACATAACCCCCTAACAGAACAACCAAGAGATACTATCTTACGGTTAAAATAATAAACATTTCTTAAGGAGAAATTAACATGGCAGATTCAAATACACTAGGTGGACAAGGTAACGGTCTAGGTTCAACAACTACAATCGTTAAATTAGCACTAACAAACATGACAGCGGCTAACATGGGCTCTATTTACTCAGCAATGGGTAACTTAGGTCACACAGTTGCAGGTTCAGGTACAGCAGACGGTTCGGCATTTGTTGCTGGTACAACTGACGTACTATTCATCGCACTACAAGGCGTTGACTATGTAGCAATCGGTACTGACGCTCACGGC